AAAAATGTCGTTCTAGACTTGGCATCCCTTGCAGATACGAAGGGAACGCCTACGGAGGGTAAATACCTCAAGTATACGGGCGGCTTCTGGCAACCTGCGGACGTAGCCGCTACGCTCGGACAACTCACCGACGTAGATACCTCCGGACAATCGGCGGGGTACGTTCTTATTTCGAATGGATCCACTTGGAGCGCCTCCACGCTACCCATCATAAACGGCACGAATACCACTCGCACCTTCGTAGGTGGGTTCGCTCAAATCAACCTCAACGACTCTATATCACTTACGGCGATTACAGCCGATACGCTGAAGGCAACGGGAGACCTTACGATTCAAGTAGACTCCGATAACAACGGAGCGAATAACAGCCTCATTGTAAAGGACGGAGCGAATAACGAACTCTTCCGAATCTCGGAGGCGGGCGTAGTAACAATTAACGAAGAATACTCTCTCCCTACGGCTGACGGCACCGCCAACCAGCTACTCAAGACGGACGGAGCGGGTGCTTTGACGTTTGGCGCAAACCTGCAAGACCTCGACAACGTAGCCAACTTAACTCCTTCCGGGAATCAGGTACTCACTTGGTCGGGTAGCGAATGGCAACCCGCCGCGCTGCCTTCTCCGCCGCCTACGGTAGACGAATTAAACGACCTTACCGACGTTACGATTACCACGCCCGCAGCGAATCAAATCCTACGCTATTCGGGAAGTGTATGGGAAAACGAAGACCTCACGCAATACCACGACCGTTACCAAAGCGACGCGGCTACCTTCCGAAGCGGAGCGACGGCCACGACCGAGATATATTACTCTGCCATCGCAGACGGCGACGGGTACGCGGAGAGCGCCTCGAGCGATACGCCCGCCACGGGCTACGATATCCGAAGGAAACTCTACTATTCGGAGGCGGGCTTTGCGGATCCCGATACAGGCACATGGGTACAATTCGCAACCATTCCCGATGACACTACGTTTGCAAGCGCGAAGGCTACTTTGTTGGCGTACTTGAAGGAACGCACGGGCGGCACTGTACCGATTAGCCTCAAAATGACGTGGGAGGAGGTAGCGGAAGCGCCATCTTTTACAGGGCTATTGAATGAGAGCTACGGAAGCGGAGCGGAGGCGGCGTATTCAACGCGGCGGCTGAATGGCAACGTAACCGAATGCATGGTAATTCGCAGGGCATCGGATTCGACGACGACCACGATAGGCTTCGACGGTTCAGGCAACATAGACGAAAGCGCGATAGAAACGTTCTGCACGGGGACGACGTGTACCGTGGTAACGTGGAAAGACCAAAGCGGAAACGGGAACGACGCGACGGCGGCGGCCTCTACGAATGAGCCGACGATTTACACGGGTGGTGCGTTGGTGAAGGAAAACGGCAAGGTGGCGGTTGATTTTGACGGAACAGATGACAACTTGCAAACATCATCCGTTTTAATTTCTGGAACAACTGCACGTTCGATTTTCTCCGTAGTTCACGCGGACGTAACAAATGACGACGATAATATCATTTCGCTCGTAAACGCAAGCACGGGAACAGGTAGCGTATTCAATTACACAATTGAAACCGCCGTTCGCGTTGCTGGTTTTAAGTCGTGGACAAACAATCCAATGGACGCGCAAACACTCGGAAGCGTTCACGTTGCTGCGAATGCAAATGTTACGGACATAGATTTCTATGAAAACGGAACACTTGCAACAAGCGATGGAGAATCCGCCGCGACTATTGACACATCAAGCACGGGCGTCAGTACGATTGGAAAATATCCAGCGGTAACTGGCACAGAGTTGGACGGCAGAATACAAGAACTTGTAATGTATGCCTCCGACAAATCCAGCGTCCGCACCTCCATCGAATCCAACATAGGCGACTACTTCACCCAAAACACGCCACTGCTCGACACGTATACAGGCGCGGCGGCGGCCTACTCACTGCGCAAGCTGCGAACCGCTTACACGGGTAATGCGGTAACGGTACGGCGAGCCTCAGACAACTTTACCCAAGGCATCGGCTTCAATGTATTCGGAGAGCTCGACACGGTTTCATTGGCTGCCTTCTGCGGTGCAAGCGATGGCTTCGTTGATACTTGGCATGACCAAAGCGGAAACGGTAACGACGCGACGCAGGGCGCGACGGCGAATCAGCCAAAGATTTACGACAGCGTTACGGGCGTGGTGACGGAGAACGGGAAGCCTGCGGTGGAGTTTGATGGCTTAAGCGATTACATTGAGTTTGGAGAATCGTGGGGTTCAGATATGTCGATGTTTGCGACTTGGAAAGCAGCGGCCACAGGTGAACAGCAGATTTACAATTTGGAAGATGGCGGGATTAGGTTCGCAATGAGTACAAACAGGTCAGGCGATTCGATAACTACACGCGATAATAGCGGCGCGGGTGTCGGGTCTTTGTCAGGAAATCCAACTATAACGGCGTTAGGCATTACATCACACATAACGAACAGCACAAGCACGTCGCATTCTCTGCACCACAATAACGTGAGTTTGACAGGTACTCAGGGGTCAAGAGCGCAGAACGGCACTAACACGTTTGGCAGCGCATCAGGCGGCACGGCGTTTTATTTAAACGGTGTAATGAGTGAAGCGGTTTTGTATTTAAGCGATAAAACCTCCGACCGCACGAACATCGAGTCCAACATAAACACCTTCTACAACATCTACTGATGAACGGATACATCATAGTCCTACCCGAAGGAACGCTAACAAGCGAGAAACGCGCCAAATCAATTACGCGCGAACTCTACAACATCACTACGCCGCTCGCTATCCAACAGCCGTACCAAAAGGACGGGACGGTGTTCGGTGTGATTGAACACCCCGACGGCGTGCAATTCGCTTTGCAGGTGGATACTTCCTACATCATTCCCGTGCACGAACAGGCGACGCTGGAGAAACTCGTATCCTTGTTTCCTGAACTGAGCGAAACAGAACGCTTCGACCTGCAATCCTACGTACTGAATTCTAACTCGTTCCCGTTTGGGCACATCGTACCCTCTACGACTACCATTCGGGATCAACAATATATGATTGATAATGGCTGGTTCCCTGAAGAAGATATTTAAGGTTTTATTCCTTCTCGTTTTGGCGGCGATAGCTATCCCGGTGGGGATTGTGTTTACCGTCCTCGACGCTCTACTCTTTACCGCTCAAAACCTCGTGAGAACGATTTGGAGCCTCATATACGGCTTCTTCGCTTGCGTAAGCAAGGTAGTCTCGGTTTGCTCGGGTTCGTTCCTTACAAAGGCTCTAACGAAGCGCGGCGTACCGTTCGGTACTCATTCCGTCTCCGCGGTACTCGGATCCAACCAACGAGAGAAGACCCTCTCCAAGTTGGGGACGTGGCTTGCGGACTACCTCGATAGCATCGAGCCCAACCACTGCAAGAAAGCATCTGAAAAGGCAGGAATATGAACGACACGATTAACGGAATCCTCCAGTACTTCGGAGCCATGCCTCCGCCTTACAACCCCCTTTACGACCTCAACAAAGACGGATGGGTTACCGTCCTCGATTTACTCCTCGCCTTGCAATGACTTACAACATATTCTACCTCCTTAACTGGCTCGCATACTTCGGGAGCAAGCAAGAATATAACTCCTATTACGACGTAAACGGAGACGGGTACGTTACTATTTCCGACCTCCTCGAATTCCTGACCCTCTTCGGGACTACGGTATGAAGAACCTAAACGAGGTAATTATCCGTTTTGCCGATGAGGTAATTAAGTCGGCACGGCGGCACCTCGGAGGGCGAAGGATAGGCAAAAACAAGAATTACGGCGTAGCAACCGGAAGCCTAAAACGCTCCCTTTCGTACCGCGTCCGGGTACGGGGAAACGAAGTGCGAGAAGTTACATTCGGGGCGAGGGGCAAGGCCAACAAGTACGCCGCCTTTTTACATTGGGGCGTAAACGGGACGGAGAAGAACCAGAAGAGCCCCTTCTTCAAGTTCAAGAAGCAACCCCCTTCTTCCGTCTTTTTGCCGTGGATCCGTTCGAAGGGAATCAAGCTCCGCGATGAGAAAGGAAGGTTCAAGAAACAGAGTCAAAGCAATATGAACTCGCTCGCCTTCTTAATCGCTCGCAGCGTCAAACGTAAGGGAATCGTCGGCCTTCGGTTCTATGAGAAAGCCTTCGTAGCTGTCTCCGGTCGCTTCAGCAAGCAAATCGGAGACGCGGTAGCGGAGGATTTAAAGGACAAGTTCAAGTTGAAACTCGGAAATATCACAGTGAAGTAATGGCATCAATCGACGCATCACCATCTTTTCAATGGTGCCCCGCAGGGCAAAAGCTCATCTTTACCCTCATTCCAGATATACCCCTTACCAGCGCGTACCGCTTCGTAGTAGAGGTTTTCGAGAATAACACGGTCGACCCTATCGCGAAACTCTACCTTACGCCCAACCCAGAAGAAGTAGCGTTTTTCGATTTAGGGGAAGTGGTGAGGGGGCGCGTAGAGGTGGACTCGTTTAAATACGGCACTACCTCGACCATTCACTCTATCAACAACAAGGTATTTACCAAGTCGAACGAAGGCATTAAAAAATACGTGGTCAAGGTGGGGCACTTCAACGGGAGTACGGAAACCCCTGCGGAAGACGTTTCACAAAACTATTACCTCCTCGACGGCTACGAACAAATTTCGGCGGGGTACGATCCGAGTTTCGATGACTTTTACGGAGAAGCCTCGACGCGCAAGTTTTGGCTAACCGATAGGGAACCCGTAAACGACGTAATCGAGGTAACCGCAGGGATAGAGGATACCGGCGTTTTCTCGTTCATCAATACCGACGATACAGGCTCACAAGTAGGGCAAATCATAGTCACCGCATACGATAGCGACGGGGTAGAAGACGGAGCCGCAAACTACACTATCGACGCAGCAACGGGGGCGCAATCGCCCGGAGCCGCAGCAGCTTCTTTTTGGTATGGAACCCTCATCCACGCCTACCTCTACCCCGCTTCGTATACCCCTCTCACCACGCTCTTAAACAACGTCACGGGCGGTTGGGCTTACTACGAGTTGAAGCCGGCCACGGCTACAGGCGACCAGCGAGGGAACATAGTTCGCGTTTACAATAAGTGCAGGTGCGCGAAGAACGAAGCTGTAGAGCTGGCGTGGGCGAATACCCGCGGTGGGTGGGATTACCTCCGCTTCAACGGCAAGAAGCAAAAGACGGTGACTCGAGAGGAGAAGACGTACCGAAAGATTGTAGGCGACTATAACGCGAGCTTCTTTAGTTTCGCTACCTCAGCGAGAGAAATAAAGCCGTATCAACTCGAAGCGAAGGAACGGTACCAGTTAAACGGCATCCTCACGATTGAGGAGTTAACGCTCATGCAGTATTGTATGAGGAGTAAGAACGTCATGGCACGAATCGACGGCCTATGGGTTCCGGTTACCATTGCTACCAACTCGATGCAGGTACAAGAGGAAACCGTTTCGAAGGTCTTCGTTACTTCGTTCGAAGTTGAACTCGCACAAATCATCCGATGCTAAGGTTAACCATTGACGGAAACGATATTGAGTTGTACCAGAACGAGCCGGTCAACCTCTCGTATCAGTTCAGCAACTTGCAAGAAATCAACGCGAGCAGCTCAAGCTTCTCGCAGACCTTCCGCGTACCACTCACGAAGAAGAACCAAGACTATTTCGGAGCGGTGAACGAGTTCGGGCTCATTCCGGACTGGGATCCAAAGACGAAGGTAGACGCGGAGCTTTCTTACAATACCATTCCCGTCATGCGGGGCTTCGTACAGGTGAAGGCTATCTACGTTCAAAAAGGGAAGTATGCGGACGTGGAGCTCGTGTTCTTTGGAGAAACGGCCAACCTCTCTCGGGATATTGGGGACGGTATGCTTACGGACTTAAACCTCTCCGGCTACGACCATGATTTGAACGCTACGAATCTGGAAGCGAGTTGGGCGGGTACTTTGTCGAGCGGGGTTATTCGCTACGGCCTACCGGATAAAGGTTTGAATTGGACTTCTTCGAATATTTGGACGAGTAGCGACCCACTCGAACACGGCGACTTTACACCGTATTTCCGCGTTTCTAAACTCTTCGAAACCATCCTAAGAGAAGCGGGGTACACCTACGATTCCGACTTTTTCGATAACGAAGATGGTTTGTATCTGATGCTCTATAACGGGCTCCTCACTCCAGCGAGCAACGACGACACCGATTTTTCTGCGGATCAAATGCTCGTTGGGTTGAGCAGCAATTTAACGGGATTAACAGCGCACCCCAATTTCACCAGCATAACGGCATGGAGCGATAGCACCCCTTTCTACGACCAAAATAACAACTTCACAAGCGGCACGACGTACACCGTACCGTATCGCGCTTATTATAGATTTAGGGTCAACGTATACGGTCGCCTTGACCACGATACAGGCGACTTCGTTTCTATGCGTCTGTCGAGAAACGGCAACGAACTCTGGACGTTTATAGACAACTTGGAAAGCCCAGAATTCAACAACATAACTCACGCCCTACTTTCTCCGCAGTTTGTTATGGAGGCTGGAGATACGGTGGAGTTTCAATACGTCGTGAGCAACTCTTCCCACCCTTTAGCGCTTGACGGAGACACGGAAATTAGCAACCTCAGTACGTGGTGGCAGGTGGCCTATATCTCAACGATTGGTCTTGACATCAACGTAACTAATAACATGCCAGAGATAAAGCAAATCGACTTCGTGTCGGGTTTGCAAAAGATGTTCAACCTCGTATTTATCCCGGACAGAAATAACGCAAAACACCTCTATATCGAACCGTTTAACGATTACCTCGCAGCGGGAACAAAGAAGGATTGGACGAACAAAATAGACCTCTCTAAAGACATCACAATCGAACCCACGACCGACTTACAGTCGAGGCGCTACGATTGGACGCACTCGGAAGGGAAGGACGTTCTTAACGAGGCGGTGTTTAAAAGTACCTCTCGCGTTTATGGGAGGTACCGGGTAGATGATCCGGCCAACGATTTCGCCTCGGGGACGAAGGAGATAAAGTCACCCTTTGCGCCTCACGTAGTTTCAAGAATCCCTCAGACGGCGTACTTGGTTCATCGAATGTTGTTAAACACAACCGAAGCGGACAAGAGCCTAAAAAAACCCCTTCCACGTTTGGCGTATTGGAACGGACTTATTGACGGCGATTTGTTCTACCAGAACGACACGAATACGGCAGCCGTAAGCGCTACTCAATATCCGGTGTTTTCTCAATACTCGGTTTTAAATGCGAACGTATCGAACGAGGATTTGAGTTTTGGCCCCGAGCGACCTTTCCACATCATCCAAGCCAGCCCCTTGAACACCCTCTACTATAAGTATTGGCGGCCTTACGTGAATGAATTGTACAGCTCCGACGCTCGCAAGCTCACGGCGTTCTTCCGGTTGACGCGTTCGGAGTTGGCTACGTTCGAATTCTCGGATAAGATTTACCTCAAGGATAGCTACTGGAGAATCCTATCTATCTCTTATGACGCCACTTCGGAAGACCTCGCAAAGGTGGAGCTCTTAAAGGTTCTCGGAGATATTCGGGATTGTGCGTTAATTCCATATGACATCAACAAGGCAAACGGCAGGATTCGATTTACCAACGCGTCGGGTCTGGTCGTGGAACAAGTAAGCCCGGCGAACTCTATTTGCTGCACGAAGTATGGATACGTCTACGATTCCACCAACAACTACTGTTACCAACCATTCGAGCAATGAGGAATTTAGACAACCACCGTTATATAGGTGAGGCCATCCAGTTACTACAGGCCAAAGGGGAACGGGTTCGCGTCCCACTTTGGTTCAAGGTCTTGGATTGGTTCCTCGCTCTCGTTTACGTCTCCGCAGTTGCATTCGTTCTATACTCCCTCGGTAAATGGCTACTCAACAAGATTACGTTTTAAAGTTTAGCGCGGATACGGGCAACGTAAACTCTGCGATTCAAGACGTTCAGACGGGCGTAGAGGGAACGAGCGGAGCGGTATCGGGACTCACTAACCAGCTCGACAAGATGACGGGTGGAGCCATTTCCGGCTTCCGGAATTTGACTTCTGGAGTTAAGAACGGAGTCACCGGTTTAAAGTCGTTTAAAGTCGCCCTCGCTGCTACGGGTATAGGGCTTCTCCTCGTGGCAATCGGCACCCTCGTTTCTTACTTCACCTCCACCAAGAAAGGAGCGGAACAGCTCAAGGTAGCAACGGCGGCTCTCGGGGCTGCGTTCGATGTTTTGCGCGATCGCGTCTCAAAGATTGGGGGCGCGTTGGTGAAGTTCTTTACCGGCGATTTCTCGGGGGCGTTGGCAGATGTGAAGGACTCGTTTACGGGTATTACGGACGAAATAATCCGAGAGACGAAAGCGGCCTCCGATTTGGAACGGGCTATGAACCGCCTCAAGGATGAAGAGCGGGAGTTCACCAAAGCACGAGCGCAGACGAATTTAGAGATATCTAAAGCGCGCCTTTTAGCGGAAGATGATACCTTGACCGTAGAGGAGCGGATTAACGCCTTACAACGCGCCGTAGAGCTTGAACAAAAGACGGTAGACGAACAAATTAGGCTCGCCGAAGAAAGGTTGAGGATTACAGAGGCGCAAGTTGGACTAAGTAACAGCCTTGAGGACGACTTGCAAAGAGTAGCCGAAGCAGAGGCGGCGGTACTGGATCTTCAATCGGCTTCTCTCCGTACACAGAAACGGCTGCAAACGGAACTCAACTCGTTACGTTCTGAAGGTATCGCAAAGGCGAAGGAGGCAGCGCAAGCGGAAATCGACCTCATGAAGGCGACTGCGGAGGCGAATACGAAGCGAAGGGAAGAAGATACCAAGACACTCCAAGTAACAACAGAGAACTCAGATAAGACCCTCCAAGTAAGTACAACGAACCTTGCTCAACAGGTACTCGGTACGGAGACGGCGGAGGAGGAAAAGCGAAGGATACGCCGCGAAACCTACGAAGACTTCAAAAACCAAGCGGAATTAGTTGCGCATCAGGCGTTAGAATTTGCCGAAATGACCTTGAACATAGTCGGCAGCTTGAACACTCTCTTTACAAAAGACGAAGAGAAGCGAGCGAAGAGAAGTTTCGAAATCGGTAAAAAGCTCGCTATAGTTCAAACCATTATGAACACAGCGGAAGCGGTTGGATCCGCACTCGCGAAAGACGCAACCTTCCCCGGTTCGCGATTCATTGCAGCGGCGGCAGCGGGTGCAGCGGGAGCCGCGCAAATTGCCACTATCAAGCGGCAGGAATTTAACTCGGGAGGAACAGCATCAATAGACACGCCACAGCGCCAAACGCTGAGGGCACCGGCTACAGGAACCGCCCCACAACTCGACCTTGGATTCTTAGGAGGTGGAGCAGGGCAAACGGGATTTCGTACATACGTCGTCTCTTCGGAAGTATCGAACGCCCAACAAGCCAACCAACGTATTAACGACCAAGCCACCCTCGTAGGATGAATATTTTAGAACTCGTAATTGATGAAGAAGCGGAACTCTACGGAATCGACGCTATCTCACTCGTAGAACAACCGGCCATCGAATCGGACTTCATAGCGATGAACTCGCAACTCCTGCAATTCAAGACGCAGGACGAAGAGAAGCGTATCGTAATGGGTGCCGCCCTCATTCCAGACAAACCTATCTACCGAAGGAACGGGGAAGAAGAATATTACGTCTACTTCTCAAAGAAGACCGTACGACGGGCGATGGAACTCTATTTCAAGAACGGCAACCAAGCAAACGCCACCCTTGAACACGAACACCAAATCAACGGACTTCATGTGGTGGAGAGTTGGATAGTAGAAGGCGAACAAGACAAAAGCCGAATGTACGGGCTTCAAGTCCCTGTAGGTACGTGGATGGTCTCTATGAAGGTGGAGAACGACGCTATCTGGGAGAAGTTCGTGAAGGAGGGCAGCGTGAAGGGCTTCAGTATCGAAGGGTACTTCGCGAATAAGTACGAGATGGCAAAGGCCACCGTAAAGGAGGACAAGCGATATAAGAAGGGAAAGCGCGTAGATATGGAGTCGTATAGCGATTACCCCGAAGCAGTGAAGAACAACGCAAAGAGGGGTATCGAATTGAACGAGAACCAGGGCAATAAATGCGCTACGCAAACGGGCAAGGTACGCGCTCAACAACTCGCACAAGGCGAACCCATTTCCGAGGAGACCATAAAACGAATGTATTCGTACCTCTCTCGGGCTGAAGAATACTACGACCCAAACAGCACGACCGAATGCGGGACTATCTCCTACCTC